GCCGGATCTGGATGGTGGAGCCGACCAACCATTTCGGCGGCTACGAGAACACCTTCCCCAAGGGCACGGCCGAGGCTGGGCTTTCGTTGCAGGCCAACGCGATCAAGGAAACCTACGAGGAGTCCGGGCTCAAGGTCCGCATCACGGGCGTGCTCGGGGACTATGAGCGCACCACCAGCGTGGCCCGCTTCTACCTGGCCGAGCGCACCGGCGGGACGCCGACCGGCGCCGGCCCGGAATCCCAGGCCGTGAAGCTGGCGCCGCTGCATGAGGCGCGCCGGCTGGCGAACAAGCCCGTGGATCAGAAGATCCTGGATGACTACGAGGCGCACATTGCGGCGCGTCCGGCGCCGGTGGCGAAGGCGATGGCCCTGCCGCTGCTGCGCGTGATCGCGCAGGCCATGGCGCGCGTGGTCGAGAAGGTGAAGGGGCCGGATGGATATAACCGCTGGCCGGCGGGCTCCAGCAAGGGCGGCGAATTCGCTCCGAAGGGCGTACACGGCGGCGGCGCGGGCGTTGGGGGCGGAGGTGCCGCGGCTGCGGCCAAGGCCACCCAGGCGCCTCCGGGCGCATTCCAGCACCAGCTCATGACCGGGAAGAACCCCGACAACACCGCCCTCATCTCGGCGAACAAGGCCATCGCCCATTACGGCAGCCTGGCGAACAAGGCCGACGTGGCGGGCCTGGCGGCGGCCATGCCACCCGATCCGTCGAAGCAGGCCAGCGGCGGCAACGGCTACACCAAGGCGAAGTTCGCCCAGTGGCAGGCGGCGATGACCCACGCCATCGCCCAGTCGAACAAGCCGGTCACGGCCGCCACAGGCACCGACCAGACTCCCATGAAGCTGTCGGCCATGACGCAGGTCGGCGCGAAGCCTGGCGGGTCGGCCAAGGGGGCGATCTACAAGGACGCGGATGGCCAGAAGTGGCTGGTCAAGTCCTACCCGTCGAGCGACCAGGCCAAGAATGAGGTGCTTGCGGCGAACCTCTACAAGCGCGCTGGGATCGACGCGCCTGAGATGAAGCTGGTCGACCTGGATGGCCAGTTCCACGGCGGGATCGGCGTGGCCTCGAAATTCGAGGATGGGACGCTGTCGAAGTTCGACCCGAGCAACCCCGTTGCGGTGGCCAAGGCGCAGGAGGGCTTCGCCGTCGATGCGTGGCTGTCCAACTGGGATGTGGTCGGCCTGTCGAATGACAACCTGCTGTCGCGTCCGGATGGTAGCCTTGTCCGCATCGATCCGGGCGGGGCGCTGCTGTACCGGGCACAGGGCAGCCTCAAGGGCGACGCCTTCGGCGAGACCGTGGGGGAATGGGATAGCCTGCGCGGCATCGGCCCCAACGCCAACGCGCAGGCGGCGCAGGCGTTCGGCAAGATGACCCCGGAGGCCATGGCCAAGAGTGCCGATCGCGTCCTGTTCATCCCCAACGCCGACATCCGCGCGATCGTGGCCAAGTACGGTCCCGGCGATGAGGCGGCCAAGACGGCGCTGGCGGACAAGCTGATCGCCCGCAAGAGCGACCTAGTGAACAAGGCGCTGACCGTGGCGCCCGCGTCGTTCCTGGCCCCGCCGCCTCCGGTGGCCGCCGCGCCTTCGCCGAAGACCGAGGGCAAGCCTGCCGTGCCCACCTTCACGGGGGAAGCGGCCACCTTCTACGACAAGCAAGTGGCCAAGATCGCGGCGATGGGCGAGGGCTCGGATTTCATCCCCAAGATGTATGTGCCGTCGAGCGCGGGAGCGCACGGCAGTGATAATTACAAGGCGTATCAGCAGTTCTACCACGACAGCTTCGTGGCGGCGGCCAGCAGCGGGAAGCCGATCGAGCCGCCCTCGATCTTCTACAAGGGCTCCGGCAGCGTCACCGGCGCCGAGAAGGCCAAGATCGACGCGCAGATCGACAAAGACCCCAAGGGCGTGGACAAGGTCATCACGGCCGACAACTACGCCTATGTCGCCGCCAAGATGGTTGAGCAGGGTCACGGGGATGTGAATATCGGGTACATCTCGGCGACCAAGGCGCTGAACGATCTTCCCGCGTCGCATTTGTTTGAGCAGACCGGACTGCCGAACAGCCTCGGCAAGGATAACGCCGTGGCGCTGCTGCACAGCAAGGGCGACCTGCACAACCAAATCAATGCCATCGCTGGCAAGCCGCTGTCGGCCGACCTGACCACCTTCAGCGACGCCGATCTGAAGATCACCATCAACACCGATCACCTGGCGGCGGCGAAGGCGGCTGCGCAGTCGCGCGAGCCGACCAAGATGCCCGACACGCCGATGACCCAAGGCGTGCCGCTGCCCAACTACGGCGCGTCCAAGCTGCCGGATGACAACACCAACGCCCCCACCTTCAACTCCCAGGTGGACAAGCTGGCGGGCCAGGCGGCAGCCGGCGACGTGCATGGCATCCTGAACACCACCTACGGCACCAACACCTACGGCAAAAAGCTGGCGGCGCTGGCCAACAACACGCTGGTGGCCCTCGGGCACCCGGCGCTTGTTTCGCCCGGCATGAACACCAAGAGCGACCCGGCGAAGGGCACCTACAAGGTCGCGGATGGCTGGGGCGGCGCCAAGTCCGGCGGCCTCACCGCGGAGGCGCTGGCGCAGGTCGCGCCGAAGGTGGCCCCGCCAAAGGTCAAGGTGGAGCCGCCCAAGCCCGTGTTCCGGGAGTCCGACCTGCCGAAGCCGGTCGACTTCAACAACTGGAATGGCGCGGGCAAGGGCCTCTCGTCCAAGCCTGCTGTCAACGACCAGAACAGCATGGTCGCGAAGGCGCTCTACGACGCGGCGAAGACCGGAGACATCGCGAAGATCAATGCGATGTACTACCAGCCGATCAACGCCGCCGGCAAGCCCGAGGGCCTTCCCAAGCCGATCAGCTCCCACCCGTCGCAGCACATCCGCGACTACCAGACCATGCTGGCGCAGAACATCCACGACCAGCTCAACCCGGCTGCGCCGCCCCGCAAGATGGCAGTGGGGGCGACCTTCGCCGACCTGTCGTCCAAGGCGGAAAAGCTGGACTACAAGCAAGCCGCCAACTGGTCGGACAAGATCGGCCACCGATACAGCGTGGTCGGCAACCCTGGCGTAGTGAATGAGAAGGCGCTGGGGATCGACCAACACATCTACGCGGGGGTGGGCTACAACGGCGGCGACAAGGTCTACAACGCCAGCCGCACGGCCTTTGACAAGCTGACCGCCACCGAACGCAATGCGATCGTGCATTACACCGGCGGCGGATACGACGGCATGACCTCGGCCCTCACCTCGGGCAAGCTGGGGCCGAACGATCAGGCCAAGATGGCGCTGAACGGCCTGGCCAAGGCGTCGCAGCCGATCCCGAAGGGGATGATCCTCAAGCGGTTCCACAGCCTGGATGAAGCTGGCATCGCCAAGATGAAATCGAGCATCGGCAAGGCCATCCTGGACCCGTCGATCACCTCCACCAGCGTGAAGCCGGATTTCCATTGGCCCGGAAACGTGATGCTGCGGATGGTCACCGGCGAGGGCGTGAAGGCGCTCTATGCCGGGCGCAACCCGAAGACCTACACCGGCCAGGCCATCTCCCAGCACGCCAATGAGATGGAGATGATCATGCAGCCGAGCACGCGCTACCTGATCCAAAACGTGCGCCCGAGCCATGCCCTCACGCCCGAAGAACACGCCAACGGCTTCACGGCTGGCGGGGCTAAGTGGATCATCGACGTTGTGGTGTTGCCCACGGATTGAGCTAGGGTGCGCGAATGGACATGACCTTTCAGGGTGCCGTCGACCGGCTGCCCGATGCCGAAGCCAACTATCTGGGCGACCCCGATGTGATCGAGGCGCTGATCCGGCAGTTCATAACTGCGCTTGTGGACAACGCCAAGGCGGCCACCTCGGATGATGCGGCGGCGGCCGGCACCCAGGCGCTTGCGTCCGAGTATGCCAAGTTCCTGGCCGGACTCGATCCCGCCTACCCGCCCGTCGAGGATTGGAACACCACCAGGCTCGGCCCCTACGCCGCGAAGTTCCTGGGTCTGGAGATGGCCGAGGGCGACACGGTTGAGGCCGTGATGCGCGACGCCTGGGCCTCCATCGTGATCGGCTTCTACGATGCCTTGGCCAAGGTGGCTGAGAGCAACAGCGTGGAGCCGATGGATTTCTACGTCGAACGGACCATAGAGACCTGGCGGGCCGTGTTCCTCGGCCTGCCGATCCCCACCCCCGAGGAGTCCGCCGATGTCTGACCTGAATGTCGAGATGCGCAGCAACATCGTGAAGCGCGATGATGACCAGCGCATAGTCTACGGCTGGGCACTGGTGGTCGAAGAGCACGGGCGGCCAGTAGTCGACCACCAGGGTCACCAGATCAGCCAAGAGGTGATGGAGAAAGCCGCCATCGGCTTCATGGAAGATCACCGCGTGGGCGGCATCCTCCACATCAAAAAGGCCGATGGGTCCGCCATGAAGGTGGCCGAGGTGGTCGCGAGTATGCCGATGACCACGGAAATCCAGAAGGCGTTCGGTCTGGACCTGGGAAAGGCCGGCTGGATGATCGGCCTCAAAGTCCTGGATGATGGCATTTGGCAGATGGTCAAGCGCGGCGACCTGCCCGCCTTTTCCATCGGCGGCTCGGGCGTGCTCACAAATGCCGATTGACGGCCCCGTCATTTAGAGTGATTTTGCGCGCTACCCATAGGGGTTGCGTGCGTATGGCTCCGAAGACCCGACAGGTTGTGACAAAGCTGGAAGTCCGCGAAGTGTCCTTCGTGGACGCTGGAGCGAACCCTGGCGCCCGCGTGATGCTTTTCAAACGCCGCGACCCAGGCGGCCAACCGGAGACACCACCGATGAAGACCCTGGAAGACTACCAGAAGCTCACCGTCACCGAGCTGGCCAAGGGCCTGAGCGAAGCCGAGATCGCGATCGACAAGGCCGCCACCGACGCCAAGGCCGCATCCGACGCCGCCGCCGCCGAGCTGAAGAAGCGCGATGACCGGATCGCAGAGCTGGAGAAGGCGGCCAAGGGCGAGCCCGAGGCGACCGACATCTACAAGGGCCTGAACCCGGCCCTGCGCGCCGAGCTGGAGAAGCGCGACGCCGACGCCAAGGCCGATCGCGAGAAGCTGGCCAAGGTGATGGATGAGCGGGCTGACGAGACCGCCATTGCCAAGGCGATGGCCACCTACCCGCATGTCCCCGCGACCACGGCGGCCGAGCTGGGTCCGATCATGAAGCGCGTCGCCAGCAACGCCACCACGGCGGCCGATCTGGTCAAGCTGGACCAGATCATGAAGGCGGCCTCGGCGATCGTGGACAAGGGCCTCTCCGGCGTGGAAGCCGGCGTGATCGTCCACAAGGCGGCGGCCGACACCGCCATCGGTCAGGTCACCATCCTGGCGCAGGAGATCATGAAGGCCGACCCCAAGATGTCGCTCAACGAGGCACAGGGCCAGGTCTTCAAGGCGCACCCCGAGCTGGCCGAGCGGCACCGCGCCGAGATGAACGCCCCGAAGGGCTGATCGGCGGCACGTCGCTTTCCCAACCCTGTCGGAGGCCATGATGGCGAAGACCAAGTACAAGTATCTGGAGCAGGCGACCGCGGCGGTGGACCTGCTCATCCGCTATCGCTTCGTCGCGCTCAACGCCGCCGGCCTGGCCGTGCTGCCGGCCGCCGGTGCCAAGGTCCACGGCCAGCTCGAAGAGCCGGCCAAGGCGGGGCGCCCGGTCACCTATGCCTGCGGCGGGCGCCTCAAGGTCGAGGCCGCGGCTCCGATCGTGGCCGGCGTCCAGGTGCAGACCGACGCCACCGGCAAGGCCATCATCCTCGGCGCGGGCGTCCCGGTGGGTGTGACCCGCACCGCCGTGACCACCGCGGGCGATCTGGTCGAGATCGAGGTTTCCTAAGACCGTCCCTGAGCGAGGCGGCCTGAGCCCCGCCAACCTCGCAACAAAGGGCGTCACCGACGCCGTTGATTTGGAGTAACCCAGGTGCCGACTCCGGCTGAAGTCACGCTCGACACGTATCTTACCGGCTACTCCCTGCGCTTTGCGCAGAGCGCCGCCAACTTCATCGCCAATCGGGTGTTCCCGGTGGTCCCCGTGCAGCTCCAGTCGGCGCTGTACATGACCTTCCCCCGTGGCTATTTCTGGCGCGACCAGATGGAGCCCCGCCCGCTGGGCGGCCGTCCGCCCCGCGCCGACTACAAGACCGGGCAGGCGGGCTATTTCGCGATCGAGTATGGCCTTGAGCACGCGGTGGATGACCGCACGCGCGCCAACGTCGTCGGCCCGCTGGTGCTGGATGAGCAGGCCACCACCATCCTGACCCAGGCGTCGCTGATCAAGCGCGACCGCTTTTGGGCCAGCAAGTATTTCAAGACCGGCGTGTGGGCCTTCGACTACGAGGGCGTCGCCGCCGCGCCGACCGCGGGCCAGTTCCTCCAGTTCAACCAGGCCGGCAGCGACCCGATCGCGCTGCTGGATGGCATCCGCGACCTGATGGCCCTCCAGACCGGCCAGACCCCGAACAAGCTGGTGCTGGGCGTCGATGTCTACCGCGTGCTGAAAAACCACGCGGCCTTCATCGAGCGCATCAAGTACAGCCAGAAGGCCGTGGTCACGACCGATCTGATGGCGCAGTTCTTCGAGGTGGAAGAGGTGCTGGTGGCACGCTCCATCTACAACGCCAAGGACGAGACCAACGTGGTCGGCGCGCCCGGCACCGAAGGCGGCCTGTCCATGCAGTGGATCGTGGACTCCAAGTCCATGCTGCTGATCTACGCGCCGGCCAACGTCGGCCTGAACATGCCGACCGCGGGCCTGACCTTCGCCTGGACCAACCTGATCGCGGGCGCGGGCAATGCCAATGGCGGCGTGATCGAGCGGTATCGGGAAGGGCCGAACCACTCGGACATCTTCCAGATCCGCGACGCCTGGGACCAGGGCATCGTGGCGTCCGACCTGGGCGTGTTCTTCCACAACGCGGTGGCGTAAGGCGCTTCGGCGCCTACGTCTCTCCCTGAGCACCACCGTTGCAGGAGATCGACATGTCCGACATCAACGACACCAAGCCGAAGGCCGACGACAAGCCCGAGGCAGAGCAGGAATCCCCGTGGGTTGCGGCGGTGCCGCTGCGCTGGGGCCTCACCGACACCGGCGAGCCGCGGTGGATCAATCCCGGCCAGCCGGTGCCCGCCGATGAGTCCGGCCGCAACTATGAGCTGCTGAAGCGCACCGGCCAGATCATCCACAAGGATGGCGCGGCCGGCATCGCCCCCTACACCGGCGCCAGCTTCGTGCTGCTGGACTCCGAGAACCACCTTGCGGCGCCGGTTGCGCCTGGCGAGATCGTTGCCGTCGACCTGGGCAACGGTGCGGACGGTGCCGGCAGCGGCGAGGGGGTGACTCCCGCCGCCGGCCCCGCGCCGCAGCGGTACACGATGACCGAGGCCATGACCCTGTCGGAGCTGGGTGCCATCGCCGAAAGCCTCGGCCTGCCCACCTCTGGCAGCAAGGCTCAGATCATCGCGCGGGTGAACAAGGCGCAGGACGCGGCCGAGGCTGCGCACCTGGCGGCCAACCAGCCCGCGCAGGAGGGCGCAGGAGCCGAAGCCGCCGCCGGAGGCTCCACGCCCCCGGCAGATGCCGCCGTGCCCGCTGGCGAGCCCTCCAGCGATGGCAACGACCCCACCAAGACCGGAACCGAGGGGGCGTAAGTGGCCTTCAAGGTCCAAGACCCCCTCGGACCACCCGATCCGGCCGCCAATTCCATGGCGGCCGTTTCGGATTTCAAGACCCATTGGACCGACCGCGGCGACGCGGCCACGGCGGGCCAGCCCGATCCCGACATCCAGGCGGCCCTGATCAAGGCGACCCAGTATCTCGGGGACTGGTGCGGCTACCCCTACAGCGGCCAGAAGGCGCTGTGGAACCAAGGCGCGCCATGGCCCCGCGTGGGCGCGGCGATCCTGTGGGGGCCTGCGATCCCCGAGAACGTCGTGCCGCCTGGCATGATCAGTGCCACCTGTGAGCTGGCCGGGCGCGCCCTGACTGGCATCATCCAGCCCGACCTGCCGCGCGGCGGGGCCGTGAAGCGCAAGACTGTCGACGTGCTCACCACCGAATGGTTCGAGGGCGCGCCGGCCACCACGCTCTACACGGCGGTGCAGGCGTACATCTGCGAATACCTGCGCTACGGCATGGGTAAGGACGCGCTGATGAATAGCCCGCGACCCTTCGGCACGCCGAGCGGCGGCGAGGGCGAGTATTTCCATTTCGGCATGACCAACGACCTGCCCAGCCGCGGCGGCGGGAGGCGATGATTGGCCGACTACAGCGATGAGGTGGCGACGGCGCTGGAGATGATCGCGGACAGCGGCGGGCCTGTCTCGATCACCTCCACCACGGTCACGGCCTATGACCCGGTCACCTTCCAGGAGACCAGCACGCCGGCCACCATATCGCTGATCGGCTGCGACCTGCCCACGGGCAATCGCGACGTGGCCATGTATGCCGGGATCATCACCAAGAGCACCCGCAAGATCCTCGCCGCCGCGGCAGCCATGCCCGCGTTCATTCCCGAGCCTGGCGACCGCGTCACGGTCGAGGGCAAGCTGTGGACTGTGGCCAACCTCAAGCGGCTGATCCCGGATGGCGTGACCGACATCCTTTGGACCCTCTACGTCTGGAGATGACCTGATGCCCATGTTCGGAACCACCGAAACGTTCGTGTTCGACATGGGCAAGATCGCGTCCGACTGGGGCGATCGGCTCACCGGCGTGGTCCGGCAGTCGACCCAGGACATCTCGGAAGCCGTGATCGAGGGCACACCGGTGGATACCGGCTTCGCCCGCGCGAGCTGGTGGATGGAGATTGGCACCGCGCCGACCGCGCACCCGAACCCGCCGCCCGAGCCGGCGGTGGATCAGGATGGCATCCGGCAGAGCATCGGCGATGGCCTGTCTATGGCGCTGGGCGGCGTCTCGATCGTGCTGCTCAATATCAAGCTGGGCGACACCATCGGCCTCTACAACTCGGCCTCGTACATCGTGGATCTGGAGTACGGCAGCAGCGCGCAGGCGCCGGTGGGCATGGTCCGCATCAACGCGCTGCGGTGGCCTCAGATCGTCAACAAATGGCTGGCGGCGGCATACAAATGAGCGTGATCGGCCAGCATGAGATGCAGAGCGCGGCGCGGGCGCTGCTGGGGACCATCCCCGAGCTGCCAGACGCGGCGCACACGGCGTGGGATAACCGGGGCTATGAGCCGACCACCGGCGTGCCTTGGAAGAAAGAGCGGCTGGTGCTGATGGACAGCTTCCGGGTCACGGATGGCCC